CCGCTCAAGCTATTAAGGCTCAAGATATGCTATTGAATCCTAACAGATTTGAAACCTTGAATGATATATTTGAAAAGGTAGCATTAGACAAAAGATTGTATGGCGGTTATGCTTTACAAGTAAATTGGAGTAAGGCAAGCGGAAAGATAGCAGAATTGTATCACATGGACTTTGCTAAGATTCGTTCGAATGTAGATAACACCGAGTTTTATTATTCTGAAAATTGGGAAGATTATAGACCTAAGTACGCAATATTCAAGGCGTTCAATACTGAGAAAAAAGAAGGTTTGCAAATTCTTTATTATAGAGAATACAGACCGAACTTATCTACTTATCCATTGCCTGATTATATTGGTGCAATTCCTTACATTGAGAGTGATGTAGAGGTGGCAAATTTTCACAGGGCAAATCTTCAAAACAATTTCTTTTTCGGTGGGATATTAAACTTCAATAACGGAACGCCCGAACCCGAAGAACAACAAGAACTTGTTAAGAGAATAAATCGCAGACATGGCAGTACTGATAATGCAGGAAGGTGGATCATAAACTTTTCAGATGGCCAAGATAAATCTCCAAATGTTATCCCGATTCAACCTGCAGACTTAGACAAACAATTCGATATACTTAATAAAACAATTCAGCAAGAGATATTCGTTGCACATAGAGTTACCTCACCTATCTTCATGGGGATAAGAGTCGAGGGTCAATTGGGTGGCAGGAATGAAATGATTGATGCGTTCAGATTATTTCAGCAAAATGAAATAAGACCTGACCAAGTACATTTTGAAAAGGTGTTTAATTACTTAGCGAATTTCAATGGTGTTCCGAATGCTTATCGAGTTGAAGAATTAGAACCTTTCAATCCTGAATTTACAGAAGCCACTTTGTTAGAGATTGCAACTAAGGATGAACTAAGAGAAATGGCAGGGCTTCCTGTTACTGATGCTACTAAGGATTCTAATAGTAAAATAGTTGATAGGTTAACATTGTTTAGTCCATTGATTTCAAATAAAATTTTAGAATCTTTAAGTCGTGACGAGATAAGAGGATTGGCAGGTATTGCAGCAACTACCGAACCGATAACAACACCAACTCAATTAAGATTACAATTTGAAGATAATTGGAAAGATGAAATAAAAGTCTTTGCTGAATTTGGTGATAGTGTCGAGAATTATGATTTATTCGAAAGTCGTAGAGTAGAAGCATTTGAGGACTTAGACGAGGATGTAAGGAAACATACATTTGAAGAACATTTAGAGGACTTAGAACAAACTCTTTATGAGTTTGTAGTTCCTAATACTCCTGAAGAAAACAAAGTTTTAGAAGAAGTAAAAAAAGACCCTTTTATTTCTAAAAAGGATTTAGGAGTAAACACCGATTTGACACCTTCAAAATTAGATGAAGTTTTAAAAAGTTTAAAAGATAAAGCGATTCTAACCTTAACCGAAGGGACGTGGAATATCCTGCAAGTAGTTCCTAAAAAATCAGCTATTAAAAGAATAGCAGATGAGATAAGTAAGTTCCAAGTCAAGTATAGATACACAGGACCGCAAGACTCAAAGAATAGAGAATTTTGTGCTGCTTTGTTAGACTTAAATAGACTTTATACTCGCAAAGAAATTGATACTATCTCAAGGCGTGTTAATCGTGACGTATGGAAAAGGCGTGGAGGTTGGAAAACAATCAAAGGGACTGATATTCATGTACCATTTTGCAGGCATCAATGGGCTGGGGTTTTAACAAGAAAAAAATAACAATATGGCAACAGTACTTTTCATATCCGAAGCGACTTTAAAAGCTGAAACAATTATCAGCGAAAATGTAGACCCTAAACTTTTAATACCTACAATCAAGGAGGCGCAAAACATTTACATTTTGCCTTTATTGGGAACGGCATTATACAACGATTTAGTTTACAATGTATCAGCAAATTCACTATCAAGTGAGTATGTTACGTTACTTAATGAGTATATTGCACCATGTTTGATTAAGTATAGTGTTTATGAATGTATTTTGCCTTTATCGTATAAGTTTCAAAACAAAAATATAGGCACAAAGTCAAGTGATTTCAGTCAACAAGCACCCTTGAATGACCTTAGATATTTGTTAGACTTTACAAAGTCAAGGGCGGAGTGGTATGCAGAAAGAGTAAGCAGATTTTTACTGGCTTATCAGACTGATTATCCTAAGTATTTGACACAAGAAAATGCTAATGTAGCCACCATTTATCCAAATGCAAACAACTATACTAATGGTATGTTTTTAGGACCTGACATTGATTGGGATTTAATCCCTCCAAGCATCAAGTATCAAGGCAACGGATTCAGACGAAACTAAATTTAAAACAATGACAAGAATTAAAGGTAGTAAGAATAAAAACAACGTAGAACTTTTAAAAATCTACTTATCAAAGCAAGATGAAAACAACACTAAATCAAGCGTTAAATGCACTTCAAGCAATAGCATCAAGTCACCTACAACTAAAAGGTAGTTTTATCTTTTGTGATGTAGCAGACCTCGAAGCAAAGAATGAACTTAAGTATCCTTTGCTTTGGTGTGATGTTATACCTGCACAATTTGGAACTAAGACAATAGATTTAAATCTTCAATTGACTTGTGTTGATATGGTGTCAAAAGGCTTAGAAAATGAACAAGATGTACTAAGTGATACCTTGCAAATCTTATCCGATGTGGTTACGATTATAAGACAAGATTCAACTTACTTTGATATGTTTGAGATTAACGAAAGTTTAACGGCAACACCAATCAAAGACCACTACCAAGATGAGGTTGCAGGGTGGGTTTGTACTATCAGTTTAGAAATCGAAAATGCTTACAACTTATGCGTTGTTCCAATTACTTAAAATAATAATTAAAAATAATACTTACAGACATGACAGATATTCAAGAAATCTTAGGCGGTAACGGATGCAAATTCATTGATGCCGCAAGTACTGGAAACACATTTTATTGCTTAGTGGTAAATGCAGATTGCGTACTTACTACTTTAACAAGCGTAGGAGGTCAAAACCTTTTAACTCAATACGGATTAAGTGGTAAAACTTTGAAGCAAGGAATGTTAATCCCTGCATTCAATGGTGATTTAATCGCATCCGTAACACCTTCAAGTGGTTCGGTTATTGGTTACGGATTTAATATCAGAGGATAATGATAGGAATCGGGATAGGATTGCCTTTTATTAAAGCAAGCGGAGGTATTGCTCAAGACTTTCAAAATAGAGTATTAGCTGATGGTGGAACATTTGAAGCAATGGCGTGTTTAAATTCAACAATTAGTTTTCTTCAATCAATAGATTTATAATATGAATTTATACGATAAAGCAAGTTTAATCAACACCCCAAATGGGTATAAGGCAAGTAAGTTGTATTCACTAAAACCTACTAATGGATTAGGTGACTTCACCTTTTCTCGAGCATCAACTGCACTTAGAAGAAATAGTTCTGGCATTTGGGAGTCAGTAGCTAACAATGTTCCAAGATTAAGCTATCCTATTGGAGTTGGTTGCCCAAGTTGGCTATTAGAACCTCAGTCAACCAATCTATTCTTTAATTCTGCATGGGTAAATAGTGGGGGCGTTCCTACTAATTGGTCATTTGGAGGAACAGGAACAGCAGCACCTAATGGGTTAGATTCTACTTATGATTCTTCGTTGGGTGTCACGAAGTATTTATTTACCGCAGTCGCTCAACAACCTGTGTTATTTAGAAGTGTTTCGGTGGTTTCGGGTAATACTTATGTATTATCTGTTGAAATCAAATCATATTCAGGGACACTCACTTACGGAGATGTTTTATTCGCAGTTGGCGCATTTTACTCAAGTAGTACATTACGAATAAATGGTTCTGTTGTTAGTGCTGCAACCACAGTTAACCAGACGGGGATTTTAGAACTTATTTTGGTTTGTAACGCAAGCGGAAGCAGCACTATGAGAGTTGGTTCAGGAGCGTTATTCGCTGACAAAACTTGTACTATTGAACTATCTGCACCACAAGTAGAGATTGCAAGAAGGAAAACTTCCCCAATAATTACGCCTGTTGGTTCTACTCTTACGAGAATAGCAGATTCACCAACACTATCATCAGTAAGTTCATTAATTGGACAACAAGAAGG